TGATAATCAGTATCGACATACCCGACGCGGCGGCACCTGACCTGGTAGACATGTACTGCGCTGAAGGCGACTACGAGAACAACAAGCTACAGGACGAAACGAGGGCGCAGTTTGCCAAGCGTATGCACCGGCAGGAAGTGGCGAAGAAGCTCAACGACTACAGGCTTGAGCAGTTCAACAATGATTACAGCATACAGAACAAGGCATGGCAGGATGACTGGGAAGCGGCTAACATGCCGCCCGAAGATGTCGTGGTGACTGACGCTTAAAGGAGAGCAAAATGAATTTTGATATTCTGAAGCTCATCGCAACCGGAGGAACACCCGTTGTCCTCGTGGCAATCACGGTAATCTTTCTGCGTGAGATGCGGAAGTTACGGGAGGAGTTTCTCAACACCATCGAGAATCACATCGACCACAACACGAATGTGCTTCACGATCTTCACCTGTTTCTCAAGGCTAAACTTGACAGGGACTAATGGTATGATACTCGGGGCGTTCTATTCAATAGGAGGTGTTCGGTGAAGCTGTCGGGAAATGACCTCGTTGCGTTGCATGGTGCCTTGGAAGCCGTGGCAAATCTGAAGGGCATCAAGTTTGCCTATGGCGTTGCGAAGAACAAGAGTCGAATCGAGACCGAGCTGAAGGCGCTGCAGGCCGGGCTGACACCAAGCGATAAATACGCGGAGTACGACAAGAAGCGGCTCGCGCTTTGCCGCACACATGCCGCGAAGGACGAGAAGGGCGCTCCGCAGACAGTGGGCCGTTCCTTCGTGGGACTCGAAGGAAACGAGGAGTTCCAGACGAAGGTGGAGGCGCTGCAGAAAGAGTACAAGGACGCCATCGACACCCACCAGAAGCTACTCGACGAGTACGTCGCGGCGATGAAGGAAGATGTCGAGTTCAAGGAGTACATAATTCCGCTGGCGAACGTGCCCGAGGATATTACGGCCGGACAGCTCAGCGGGATAATTGTCCTCATAGATGACAGCGAGAAGGAAGATGATAAAGAGGTGCCGAGTAACTGACGCAAATGAAGTCAACCGGATAATGACGCACCCGGACGTCTATCCGAAGATTTCAGACGACGGCTGCCCCGAAGCCGGTGATTACGATGTCACCCCGCTTCTGGAGTGCGATGCGATCTACTGTCTCGGATGGATGATTGACGGCATCTGGGCCGGTATGTGGCTGTTGAAGCCGTGGAACACGATCACGTATGAAGCCCATACGTGCATACTTCCCGGCTTCAGGGGCGCGGCGGCGATCGTCGCGGCGAATGATGCACGCGGCTGGATGTTTCGCAATACGCCGTGTCGGAAAGTGGTGACGCTGATTCCCAAAGGAAACAAGCCGGCCCTCGCGTTCGCCATGTTGGTAGGGATGAAAAAAGAAGGTATCATCAAGAGGTCGTTTTTGAAAGGCGGTAAAGTCGTGGACCAACAGTTACTCGGGATCGAAAAGGAGGAGTGAGATGCCAGCAGCACCTATTGTCGCAGCGGTAGCAGGGTCCGCAGCCTCAGTCTACTCGGCCAACCAGGCAGCCAGGGCGCAGAAGCGCGCGGCCAAGAAGGCGCGGCGAGCGACGGAAGCAGCGCGAACGGCTGATGTCGAAGCTCGGCAGCCGTATGCCGATGCGGGCAAGAAGGCCCTTGCGAGCCTGGAGGCGCTCACCGCGGCGGGTCCCGGGGGGCCGATGTACGAGTGGCGTCGGGCGCAGGAAGAGGACGCTATGGAGAAGCGGCTCCGTGCGGGAGGTATGTACAGGTCGGGTCGCATGACGCAGCTTATGAGCGACATCGGCCAGAGGCTTACCGCCGAGGAAACGGAAGCCCACAACGCAAGGCTGATGTCACTGGCTCAGATGGGTCAGGGCGGCGTCGGAGCGGGAAGCGTGGACACGCAGGGCTACTATGCGGAGGGTGCCGCAAGCGCGGCGCCGTGGCAGCAGGTGGGCCAGAGCATTTCTACCATATCAGGTACGGTGGCTGACGCGGCGGAAGAGGAGCGGAAGCGCAGGGAGTGGGAGGCGTACAAGAGGCGGTCGGATGCGTCCAGAGATACCGCCTGGGTCTAAGAAGGAGAATTAACCATGAACGGACAAGCGTTCGGCGGCGGGCAGATGGCCCTGGACACCATGCGTGCCCTTCAGGACAAGCGGGTCGAGGACGAGAAGCACGAGATGGGCGCCATCTTCAACATGGCGAGAATAGATCCCAAGGGAGCGGCGAACGCATGGAACCGTAGCTACTTCGGGATGAAGTACGGGCCGATTACTTACGCGGGAGCCAAGGGTGACTGGGTCGCCTACAAGGACGGTTCGGGCAAGCTGTACTCCATGAACAGAACCACCGGTGAGTTCAATGAAGGCATCGGCGCGGGGAAGCCGGGCGTTACGAAGAGTCTTTTCGACCGCCAGACGCCGACGGTACAGGGCGACATCGTGACTGAGTTGGGCCATGTGCCAACGTCCGACAGAGAGACCGAGGTGACGTTGCAGAAGGTGGGAATCAAGAGGGCAGACGTGAAGGCGCAGGCCGCGGCGGACGCGGAGCTCGCAAGGCTTCGGAAGATGCCCGAAATAGATCGTGAGGAGCTTTACGCGAGGGATCCGCTTCTGAAGGACGCCGCAGAGAACATGGGTTACGAATCCTTCGACGAGATGTCTCCGCAGGAGCAGGAGTCTGCCATACGCGATATCGAGCTCGGTCGGCAAAGAGAGGCTCAGGGGATTGCCGGGAAGGTGGTGCATGAGGGTCCCTATCGAGGCGAAAGTGGCATTGCGAGACGACAGGCGACAATCGCCGGGAATGCTGGTCCCGCGAAGGCTGGCCCCGCGCGGATTCGCGTCCTGATTATGGAGGGTCCGGAGAAGGGCAAGCGTTACGAGATAGACGACAAGGACTTCGATCCTTCTTGGATGAAGAAGATATAGACTATGCCTTATGAGCTTCCCAAATCTGCAACGGCGCTAGGGGAGCCCGAGGAAAAACGGGACTCTCTGTACCAGCTTCCGAAGAGTGCCGTTCAGCAGTCGCCAGGCACCTTCGATGAACAGACGGCGCAGCTTGAAGCGGCCCTTGAAGGGAAGGAGGTAGGCGAGTATCAACCGGCAAAACCGAGGGCCGTAGGGGCTCTGGATCAGTTGATAGCCGGGGTGCTTGAGGCAACCGCTACCACGCCGAGCACGGTTTCCAACATGCTGAAAACGCAGATAGAGAAGGCGCAGCATGCGGCAACGCCGACGATTCCGATAAATTGGATTCCCGGTCCTGTCCCTGGCATGGGAATCCCAGTACCAGACTCATCCCCCGCAGCTTCTGAAATAGGGTTGTCGGAGTTGCTGAAGAAGACAGAGAAGGACGAGAAGACCGTAAAGGCGTTGGGGTTGATTGCTGGGGCGAATTTGGCAACCGTGTCCCAGTATCCGTATGTGCGCGATGAGCCGACGGGAATGGTAGACAAGGCCATGCGTACTATTGGTTCTGGAGGAGTGTCCCTTGCCGAAGCAGCAGGGCTTACATTCCTTGCGGGAGGAAACCCAGCTCCGGCGGCGTTGTTCTTCGGAGCAATGGCTGAAAGCGACACGTACCAGAGGGCGTTGAAGGAAGGGACAAGACCGGAAGATGCTGAAAGTCTCGGTGAGTTGAGGGGCGTAGCCGAAGGGGCCCTTGAGTACATCGGGCTGAAATGGCTATTGGCGAGACATGGAGGACCGATTCGCACGTTCATAGCGAGGCTCTTGGAAGAGCCGGTACAGGAAGCACTGCAATCAGGAGCGCAACATGCGATAGAGGTGCCGACGATAGCACCGGAACGTACCTCAGCTGAGATCAAGGAGGACATAGCCTATTCTGCGTTTGCAGGGTTGGTGCTTGGCGGTGGCGCTTCAAGCGTGATGAGCATGTTGGACGAGACGCACCCGGACGTAGACCGTGAGACGAAGAAGAAGATAGTGGATGGGATAGCCCCGATAGCCGAAGCGGCCGAGAAGGAGTTTGCGGAGGTCCCAGAAGCCCCACAAGGGCCTGTAGCGGCCCCGGTGGCAGAGGTGGCTCCCGGGTCCCTTAAGTTGCCCCAATCGGCAGTAGAAGTGCCCGAGTCTCAAATTGAGACAGCCACTGCTGAGCCCCAGGTTGCCCCAGGAGCGACGGAAGCCCTAGAGGCGACCACTGAGGCGAAAAAGCCGTCCGAGGCGATTGTACCCCCCGCGGAGGCTGCGGAGGTGGTCGAGAAGGGCCTGTTGAAGCAGAAGCAGATGGACCGAGCACGCGAACTGGTAGCGAAACGATTGGCGAAGGTTGATAAGTATGGAGAGGCGTTTGTCCCCGCAAAGGTGAGTGTGAGGTTGCCGAAGGCCAAAGCGGTGAAGATCAGCACCAGGAAGATTCTTCGTGAGTTGGGGGCAAGAGAGGTAAGCGCGAGAAAGAACAAGTGGGTGCCTTCTGAGACGAAGGAGGGCAAGGGGTTCAAGATGGAGCCTGCGGAGAAACTTGCCTCAACATCAGGGCAGATGGCTGAGGTTCATAGAGTCGCCAGCGAAAAGGCATTGCTCGACCCGAAGACCGGGAAGACGAGACCTGGGTATCGGAGGCTGGCAGAAATGATGGTGGGGAAAACATCAGCCTCCCAGATGACGAGGAAGGAAGCGGAAATCTTTCTTGGCGCATTGAATCGGCTGCCGAAGCCGAAGATGGGGAAGAAGGGGCAGCTTGTCCCACCATCTATCCCGAAGACTACTGCCCTGGTAAGAACCGGGGAGTTCGAGCGGGAGTTCAAGGAGCCACGGGCCATCGAGGAATCGCTTACGCCGCAGACGTATTACTCTAGCATCCTCGGGACCAGGTATCTCACGAAGCCGCTGGAAGAAGCGAAGCAGCGATTCGATCTTGAATATCGTGAGGCATCAAATCAAGTGGACAAGATGCTTCGGAAAATAGAGAGGCTTGGGCGAACCTCCTTTACGGAGAAGGCAAAGGCGAAGCTGACAAATCGGCCAACAGCAGCTATCGAACGGATGCGGGATCTACTTGATAAACACGAGACCGCTCCCGAAGAACTATCGCCGAAGGAGAAGGAGGTCTTCGACTGGTTCAGAAATCTCAACAGGGAGATTCTGAAACGGGAGAATGCTGTGCGTCGGGCTATGGAGATGTCGGAAATCAAGGAGCGAAAGGCTTACGTCCGGCACACCGCAGACATGATGGCAAAGGAAATGCTCGAAGGGAGATACCCGTTCCCGCAGAACCTGAAATACTGGGCATCGCAACGTGTGGTGGACAAGATTCACAACCCGATGGAAATGCAGCGGAAGTTAAGCGATGATCTTGCTGGCATCTTTACGAAAGACCTTGGGCTTGCAACGAAGTCGATGTTGTGGACTGGCCTGAAGGAAGTTCACCTTACGAAGCCGTTGAAGTTCTTCTCGGAACAGTTTGGGGCGGTGTCGAAGGACATAGCCACATATGAAAACCTCACGCCACGGGAACAGGAACAAGCAGAGAAGCAGGCCGTTCTTCCTGCATCGACGAAGAAGTGGCTGATTGATTTCGTCAATGTTCAGATCAAGGGGCAAGAGACTGACTTTGATGAGAAGGTGAATAATTGGTTCACGAAGGGAGTTGGCTACAATCTCATAAACAAGATACTGAGGCCGTTTGGAAGAAGTCTCAGCCGAAAGCCGGTGACGAACTTTATGAAGGCCATTGGCCGGTCTACGATCTCCGGAGTAATGGGGTGGAGGCCGAAGCAGCTTATTCGCAACAAGTTCCAGGGAGTTCAGAACCTTGCCCTCTACACGCTGAAGGCCAACCTGAAAGGGTTCCTGCCCAAGACCAAGGCAATGAAGGAGTTGCTTACTGACAACCTGTTCAGGGAAACGTACACTGGGTTCGAGGAACTTCCACAGGGAATGCAGAAGAAACTTGAGTCGGTTTGGCTGGCTCCGTATCAGCTCACGGCGACAACGAATGTCACGAGGGCCATGAAGGTAGCGTACTGGGACACGCTCGATCTGATTACCAAGAAGAAGTACAAGGATCTCGGGTGGGCCGACCCCAAGAGGACGTACACCGAAGCGAAGGAGTTTCTTTACCCGTCAGAGAAGAAGAAGATTCTGGCTGAGATGGAACTTGGCGCAGACGTGACACAGTTTCACTACATACCGATGGGGATGCCTGGGATATTCAAGCATAAGACCCTGACGCCCCTTACTCGGCTTCAGAGTTGGTGGATGAATTACTTCACGAAGTTTCACCGGGAGGCGATTCACCGAGGGATCACAGGAGAAACACGCAACAAGTTGCGGCTTCCCTGGAGTCGTCGTATCGGCTGGCTTCGGTACATGATTCTCGGCGGGTTCATCTTGAATATGCTTGGATACTATCGAAGCTATCTGTTCGGAGTTGCCCCCTCGGCTCTCGCGCCTCCCGCGCAATTTGTCTTGGGGCTCTACATGTATCTCGTCGCACAGAGTGAATGGCAGCGGGCGCAAGCGAAGAAGAAAATGATTGAGGCGCTGAAGGTGATGATCCCTGGATATCTTGCCGTGAAGGATTGGAATGCTATAATCAGGGGAGAGAAGCCCCTGTCGCATCTGTTCTTCTATAGCAAGTGGAAGAAGAAGAAGCCCACGAGGAAAAAAAACTTTCGATTTCCCCTTGACAGGCCGAAAAGGATGAGTAGACTGTAGTGTCGAAAGGAGAGTCGTAATGGCGGAGGGAAACGCGGTGAAAGCAAGTCTGTTGAGTGTTAGCTCCCCCCACAAAGGTTCACGACAGGGTCGTCACCGCGTCCCTCTCTGCCGCTTTTGTTGGGGGGAGCTTCTATAAAGGAGGTCAACCGTGGGGTGTAATAAGTTGGTGAAGCATCCGTCCGAACGGATCGCGGAGCTCATGGCAGAGGTCGCGGATCTCAAGGACCGGATCGAGGCGCTCGAAACATCCGTGTCAACATGGGCGAGTCTCGCCAGGACGGCCGAGGTCGAGCGCGACCGCCTCAAGGATCGGGTTCGCAAGGCACAGGTGGTGCTCCATGAGTAACGATTGTGAGTTGAGACTCAGCATAGCCGGTGGCTCCGGGTGCGACTGCTCGTGCGTGCTGGAGTGTCCGTACAAACACTTCCTCAAGTACGAGGAGGGCTGGCGGCTCAAGAGGATGCCGAAGCACTTCGCGATGGGGATCATTGTTCACGAAGCGTTCTTCGCTCGTGACCACGGGCTGTTCCGCGCGAAGTGGGAGAACGGCGTTATCTTCGACGACAAGGATGAGGACGCCGAGGGCTGGCCGATCGACCGCGACGAGGAGGAGATCGACGCGGACGTGGAGCTGGCGGGGAAGATGCTCGACGAGCTTGAGAAGGAGCAGATCGAGGTGGTCGAGTACGAGAAGAAGCTGGTGACTCCGATCATCGACCCGAGCACGCAGAAGACCCCGTCCCACCTGGAGGGCGTGGAGGTTGCGGGTCGCCTGGACCTGAGAGAGAAGTACAGGAAGGGCGAGCAGCTTTCGGACCTCAAGACGTCGGCGAGCATGTGGCCCGAGCACCAGGCGCGCGGGATGATCCAACTGCCAACATATCGGTATCTTGAAGCGTGTACCGGGCTTCCGGTGCATGACCACGGCGACTACATCGTAGTCACCAAGACGAAGCAACCGAAGGTTCGTCGGTTTCCGGTGGACATGGGCGACTCGGACTTCTTCGCGGTGTACGAGCAGTTCAAGGCGTCCGCGGAGAAGATACTGGAGTGCCGCAAGACGGGTGTGTGGCCGAAGCATCGTAACAACTGCCTCGGCATGTATCAGCAGCTCTGCGACTACCACCCCCTGTGCTTCCCGGAGCGCTACAGCGACCCGGAGGCCGCGGTGAACGCGAAGCTGGAGAGGAGGGGGTAGGTAAGTATGGTAAACGAAACACGTGGGCCGTGGGTGGAGCTATTCCATCTGTGTAACTGGTCCCGAAACCAAATAGGGTTAGGCGGGAAGATTCCACAGTCGTTGAGGAACGCTGAGTTTGCCTTTCATGCCTTTACCGGATTGTGGCCTAGAAACTGTAGCGAGAAAGATGTCCGAGTGGCAATGGTCAGGGCCGAAAAAATAGGAGGTCAACATGATCCAGGGAATTAGCGCGCAGCTTCCGGAACGCTGGAAGCTCAAGATCGGCGGGAAGGGTGCGGAGCGTTCGACTAAGGCGGGCGGCAAGTTTCGCCTCCCGCAGAAGTGGCCGTTCATGCAGATATGTCGCAACGAGCGCGACGGTGACGGTAACTTCATCGTGGACGCGGAGCTCACCGAGAAGCTCGGGTCCGAGGAGTACGAGTGGCGCTCGAAGGACGGCAAGCAGCTCTACGGCAAGGGGCCTCGCGTGATCGGTCCGATCGTGCTGCCCTACAACGACCCGGACCTCAACCTGTTCACGGCATACCGTTGTTACAACGGGCGCACGCTCGCCTGTCGCGGCAATGGGGAAACGGCGAAGCGGTTGAATCAGGCCGGCGAGTGGGCCGAGGCTCAGTGTCCGTGCAAGAACCTGACGGGGAAGAATCCGACGTGCAAGCCGAATGGGATCTTCTCGTTCCTGTTCCCGGACGCTCCGCTGCAGGGCGTGTGCAAGTTCCGTACGACGAGCTATCACAGCATCAAGGCGATCGTCGGCGGCATGGGGCTGGTCAGCACGCTCACCCGCGGGCGGCTCATCGGTATCCCGTTCTATCTGCGGCTCAACGAGATTCAGGCCCAAGTGCAGGGCACGGTGCAGACGATCTACTACGTCTCGCTTGAGTGCAATGACACTATGGACGGCCTGAAGGATCGAGTGCTTGAGTACACCAAGAACGAGGCCGAACACCTGGTCCAGGTGGAGCACGCGGAGACGGAGGCCCGGAAGCTCCTGGCGCTGGACGCTGAGGTGGTCGAGGGCGAAGACGGGGATCCGGACGTCGGGGAGTACTACCCGGAGTACGAGGAGACGGAGAGCGGAGCGATTGTGGACAAGGCCACTGGCGAGCTCGTCGAGTCGGCACCCGTCGAAACGAAGGAGCCCAAGTTTCCCTTGAAGCAGAAGAAGGCCCCGGACCCCGAGCCGGACCCTGAGCCCGAGCCGGAGCCCGAGGAGGATGAGTCACCACCGGAACCCATAGATATAGGGAAGGGAGGTTTCATTTGAAACCCATAACGCTCAAAGCCAAGAAGTTCGAGGGACTCAAGAAGGTCGACGTGACCTTCGATCAGCCGCTTTCCGTGGTGCTTGGCATCAACGGAGCCGGTAAGACCAGTGTGGCCGATGCGTTCCGGTATGCCTCCGGGGCTCCCGTGCGTTCGCTGCCCTTCAAGGAGAGCGGCGACCTGGGATTCGACGGCGACGACTACAGCGTCGAGGTCGGCGTGGGGAAGAAGTCGCTCAAGGCGACGAAGTCCGGCCGGCCGAAGGAGTCGGAGGTCAAAGAGGTGCTCGGCGTCTCGAAGAAGGCCGTCGAGTTCTGCCTGGACTCCGACAAGATGCTGGCCGTGCAGCCGAAGGATCTCAAGGACCTGCTGGCCGAGGTTCTGCAGTTGGAGTACGACTGGAAGGCCGCATGTGAGGAGCGGGGGTGCGAGAAGCACAAGCTGGCCGTGCTGCCGAAGGAGGCGAAGAAGGCGGCGAAGGAAGCCGCCGAACGTCGCGCTGCGTGCAAGCAGGAGAAGGTGGAGGAGCCTGAGGACGAGGAGGTCGAGGTGCGCGGAGGCACCGCGAAGCTCTCGGAGATCCCCCTGGCCGCGATCGAGAAGTCGATCGAGGAGAAGGAAGCGGAGTACGAGACCGCTGTTGGCCGTCATGCTTCCATACTCGACCGGCGGCTCGACGATGCCAGCCGCACACAGGCCGAGGATGAACTGCAGGACCTTCAGCAGAGGCTCGAAGCCATCCCTGACGTGGCCCCCGACAAGGAGAGGCTGGCTGAGATCGAGAAAGAGAAGCTGCATCTGCAGGAGCAACACAACGAAATGCAGCTTCGGCAGAAGGAAATCCAGGCCGCGTGCGGGAAGGCCGAGGAGGTTCTGGGCGTCGAGCTATGCCCGAAGTGCCGGAAGCTCGTGGACTCAAGGCTCTCGAAGGGCAAGGGGCAGGACCGGGCCATCGAGGGCAAGCTCGCCAAGACCGTCGAGAAAATCACCGATCTCATCAAGGAGGAGGGCCGACTGAGCGCCAAGGTAGACGCGGTCGAGGACGAGAGAGAGCTTCGCAACAAGATTCGGAAGCTCAAGGAGACCCTGGAGTCTCAGACGAACATCGAGGACCTTGAGGCCCTCAAGACACAGCTGGACGAGTTTCAGGAGCGGCTCCAGTTCGGGCGTCGCCTGCGTGACAAGTTGCGCGACTACCACAACGCGCTTGAGGCGTACAACAAGGCACAGGAAAACTCCGAGGTCGCACAGGCCGAGTGGGACGCATGGGACAAGATAGCCAAGACGATCCCCGAGGTTGAGAAGGCCGGCGTGGCGTCTGGGATGGACCCGTACCGCGCGGCGATTGCGAAGTATCAGGTGCTCGACGGGGAGATCGAAATCTCCGAGGACCTGGTCGTGAGGTACGCTGGCAGGAGGTACGAGTTGCTGTCGGACAGCGAGCGGTATCGAGTGAATCTGGTGCTGTACTTCGGCGTGGTCGAGATGTTCGATTTCCCGTTTGCCCTGGTTGACCGCGGCGACATTGTCGTCACTGACGTCTACAAGGACAAGATGCTCAAGGCCCTTGTGACGGTAGCGTCGCAGAGGCCGGTGATATTCCTGCAGGCGCGGCTGAACGATGAGGAGATCGAGGAGGCGGCGAAGAGGAAGGTCAGCGGCATCGGCTTCTATCATGTGGTCGGACAGACCGTGAAGAGGCTGGCGTCGTGAAGAGGGAGTTAAAGCAGGTTGACCTCCTGCGGTTGGAGCGGGCCAAGCGCTCGGGATGCCACCCGTCCGGGCGCGGCCCCTCCTTCTTTGAGAAGCACTGGCTCGACATCATCGGGGTACTCGTGGTCTACGGGTTCTGCGTCTATGCACTCGGTTGGATTGTGCCGACGCTGCTGTTTGGTTTCATGGGCGTCATTGCATGGGCCGTGTCCGATGAAGAGGGGAGGCTGAAGTGAGCGATGCAGGGAGCTTGACTCTCAAGATGTGGGAGGAGTCTCTTCTCAGGCGATTAGAACTCGAAGAGAAGATTCGCAAGCCGCGTCCTGGTGAAACCGACGAGCAAGCAGAGATGCGCTTTTGGGTTATGTGCCGCACCGCACCGGCTATGGCAAGTATAGGCATGAGCACCACCATAGACGAGAACACCAACACGATGCGTTTCGAGAAGGCTGGTGAGGATGGCCCGACTCTGACGGTAATCAAGAAGAAGACATGAAGGAGCGAGAATGAATTTCTACCTTGGTATTGACCCAGGAATTACTGGCGGCATCGCTGTCGTCAGCGACAAGACAGCGGGGGTGAAGCGCGAGTACGCCGAGGCGCACCGCTACCCAGGTGACATTTCCCTCGCGGTAGACCTGCTTCGAGACATACACCTTGGCAACACGCGCATCACGCTCGCCGCGATCGAGCAGGTTCATTCGATGCCGAAGCAGGGCGTGGCCTCGTCGTTCAAGTTCGGCATGGGTTTCGGCGCGTGGCTTGGGGCGCTCTCGGCGCTGCAGATACCCTACGTGCTCGTCACGCCGCGGAAGTGGCAGAAGGCCATGCTGGACGCGGGCACCGGAGAGACGAAGGAGCGTAGCCTCAGTATGGCGCGACGGTTGTACCCCGACGTGGAGCTGAAGTACAAGAAGGATAACGGCATGGCCGATGCGTTGCACCTGGCGCGGTGGGCGAGAGAGCAGGGGGAGAGATGAGAGAGATAAAGTTCAGGGCGTGGCACAAGCCAACAAAGTTGATGCTGCCGTGGGATTGGGTGCGGGAACGCCTCCGGGGCACAAGCATTGCCATACACAAAAGACTGAATTACTACCAAGGGGAATGCGCAACACCGCCCCCGCAAGAAGTCGTAACTACCTACCGCGTGGACAATGCCCTGCAGGTGTTTGAGTCGGAAGATTTTGAGCTTATGCAATACACCGGCCTCAAGGACAAGAACGGGGTGGAGATATACGAGGGGGATATCCTCAAATGCACGCATTCGTTTTTTCAGCACCCGCCCGGCGAACGAATAGGCGAAGTAATGTTTTTGTCGAGTGGTTGGAGCGCTAAGTTTAGCATCGTTTGTCGCATTGCCCCAGAGGGTGACAATATGGGTATGGGCGACGGGGAAACCGGCTATCCTTTTGAGGTCAGCGAAGTCATCGGCAACATCTGGGAGAACCCCGAGCTTCTCGAATACTGTAAGGAGGAACGATGAGCAAGGATGATGGAGGACCGGCGTTTCCTGGCACCACGGACGATATTTGCACAGGGAGAAGTCTGCATATCTATCACACTGGCATGTCCATGCGCGACTGGTTCGCGGGGCAGGCATTGGGAGAGATGTGGAACCACGAAAGGGCTGTTGGGGTAGACCCGGAAACGGTGGCAAGGAAGTGCTACAACATGGCCGACGCCATGCTGAAGGAGCGGGAGAGATGAGCCGACCCGTAGCCCTCTACTGTCGCGCCTTCGCGGCCAGCCGCCACAAGGTGTACGCGCTCTGCCAGCAACTCTACGGCCCGGACAGCATCGACGTCTACCGCTGCCAGGGTAAGCTGTCCGACCCCGAGATCGCCGACACCGACAAGGAACATATATGGACCTCACCCGAGGATGCCATACCGGCTCTCATGCAACACCAGATCATTCATGCCTTCTGCGACGAGGCCGCGATGCTCCTGCCGCTTCTCAAGACGGGCCGGAAGTTCGTCGCGCATCAGCCGGACGTGTACACCATGCGCGGCGCCCAGGACATAGGTGAGGCGTCGGTACACATGAGCGAGAAGACCGTGAGCGTCTTCCCGTCTGAATCATGCCGCCGGTACATGAGGAAGAAGCTGCACCTGCCGAAGAAGGATACATATGTATTCAAGGCGATGCCGGTCCTCGCGTGGCAACCGGAGCTGCCGAAACCCAAGGACCACGTGTCGAACTCGCTCGTCTATGCCGGGTACGTGACGACCGACCCGGCCGCGCCGAATGGCTTCCGGTACTTCGCTGATATCTTCCGCAAGTTGCTCGACGCGGGCATCCACATCTACCTGATGAACGCGGGTGAGGCCGTGTTCCCGGCCGTGCTGGAGGCATATAAAGCCCCTGGCATGACCAACTTGCACATCATGGTCGGCAAGCCGTACCGGGAACTGTACGAAGAATTGGCACGATACGACGTCGGGTTCTGCGGGTTCACGCGGCCCCCGGAGCTGCCGGATATCGTGAAGGACTACGGGGACCAGTCGTTGCCGAACAAGACCTTCGACTACATGTTCGCCGGGATTCCTACGCTCGGGCACAACATGGCAGAGGCGTGTCCCTACGTGAACAAGTGGGGCAAGTGTGAAAGCGACCCGGACAAGCTGGTGGATACGTTCTATGAGGTTCAGAAGATGAACATCGACTACGAGCGATGGCGGCATGAGTATTGTGCGGAGACGCAGTTGCAGATGCTCAGGGAGATACATATGAGGGTGGCGCAATGAAGACCTACCAGGAATACCAGACCGACCTGGACCTCGACCCGAAGAATCCGTACCTGTGGCTCGCGTACACCCAGGCGCTCAGTAGGCAGCCGGATCTCACGGTGGAGACCGTGATCGCCGTGAACAAGACGATGGAGTGTCTCGCTGAGTGCCGCAGGGACAAGTGGTGGTACGAGGAGTTCGTGGAGCTGTACGGCATACTCGGCACATGCTACGCACGAAGGGGATGGTTCGAGCGGGCGCACGACAAGATCACGGAGGGCTTGTGTGTCAGGCCGGACTTCTATCCGTTCTGGCTGTTGCGGGCGAACGTGTCGGCGGCAAGGGCAGAGAGGGATATGGAGAATTACAGGACTGAGAAGGCGCTTGTTGAGAAGGGAATGGAGGGAGCATGAAGCATACATCTGTGTCGGAAGACAAGGTTCCCGCCTCGGCGTGGCGCGTGGATGTTGAGGAACACCCGACCCTGGGCAAACTGTTTGAGGATAAGAGCGGTGGGGTGGAAAACCGCGTGGAACAGTTTGCGTGCAAGGAGAGGCCGGAAATGTGGGCAGGAAACCTGCTGACCATGTTGATGTTCGATGGTTCTGAAGTCCTGATTCCAATGCACCGGATAGTGAAGGTAATCATCAAGCCCCCGGTGGTGTCGAAGGGTGGTGAGGCATGAAGCTACCGAAGAAGATACCTGGAGGGATGGCGGTGTCTGCGGGGGGCCTGCGTGGAACTGTCAACGACAGAGTGGATGATGGCGGTAGTAATTTACCAGACACCTGCCCGTGGGGCGGTGAAGCAGAATGGAGGAAAGCATGAGCCTGTTTGAATCAATACGAAACGGTGGACTGGACAGAGAACGGTTTCGCCTGGTCACTGAGTATGCACGCGAGCATTTCAAGGAGGGCCACAAGCTCCTCGAAGTAGGCTCCGACGTCGGCGCGTTCGCCGTGGGCTTCTGCATGATCGGCTACAACGTAGTCGCCCTGGACCCCGAGACCATACCGTACCTGGCGCAACTGTATATCTTCAAGCGCGTTACGCTCAACGATTGGTACAAGCAGCACAGCGCCGAACGGTTCGAGGTAGTGCATCTGGGCGAGGTGATCGAGCACGTCGAGGACCCCAACGAGATGATGAAGCAGGCGTGTCGCGTGTGCAGCGGGAAGCTGATCGTGTCTGCGCCGAACTTTCATCATCCGGGGCACGTGCGAACCTACGACAAGGAGGGCTTCATGAAGTTCGTGGCGCAGTACATGAAGGTCGATAATATGTATGAAATCAAGAGCGAGAGGACTGGCGATGCCCGTCAGTGGCTCGCGATGGGAGAACCGAAAGGAGAGTAGTTATGCCGTCGTATAACAAGGTCATGTTGATGGGGAATCTCACGCGGGACCCGGAACTCAAGCACACGCAGTCCGGCGCGGCCGTCGTGAACGTCGGGATCGCGATGAACCGCAAGTACAAGACGCAGTCCGGGGACCAGAAGGAGGAGGTGTGCTTCGTAGACCTCACGGCCTGGGGGCGCACCGCGGAGGTCATGGCCCAGTACCTCCACAAGGGCTCGCCGCTTTTCGTGGACGGCCGGCTGCAGCTCGACTCGTGGGAGACGAACGAGGGTCAGAAGCGATCGAAGCTCAAGGTGATCGTCGAGAACATGCAGTTCATCGGCGGCAAGGGCGACGGTGGTGGCGGGGGTAACAAGGGTGACGAGGAGGAGCGTGGGGAGCCGGGGTTTGACGAGGATTCGATCCTGTTTTGATGAAAGGAGGTGCCTATGAGGCGCTGGTTGATTGTGGCGGTCTTGGTGGTGGTGGGTCTCGGGGTCGTCGGCTGCGATGCGGAAAACGCGGCACGCAGAACAAAGGAGGGTGCTGGCGCGGCGGCGCCCTGGGTCCCGGAGCCGTTCAATATGATCGCGATCGCCGTGGCTACGATCGCCGCGGCTACGGAGGCCGTGCTCGCCTCTCGGCGAAAACGCGCGGCGGCAACGGCCGAGGAGAAGCTCGCGGCCGAGGCGTCCGCACGGAACGCTGCCCTTGATGGTATCCATGCCCTATCAACTCTCATCGACAAGATGGCGACATCGGAGGATCCCAAGATCAAGGAGTTGACGGAAAAGTGGCTCGCCGAACTGAAGAAGGCGAAGAAGTCGGCGCTGGCCGGCCACCTGGCTGACGGGCTGGCGATCTTCGACGCGATCCGGAAGTCGCCTCAGTGGGCGAACCTGGTCAACGCGACGAAGGCCCGCACGGACATTGGTGTCACCGGCTGAGAAGCTCCCTGTGCTCCAGTGAGCGACCGGCCCGGTCGTCCTGATACGGCGGCCGGGCCCACAAAACGGCGATTTCGGGTTTCGGACTGAAAAACGACGCACGAGGTTGCCCCAGGAACGATTTGGATTGATGGCGAGGGTAATGACACGGGTGTAACGGGGGCAATATGAGCACCACCTTCGGACCTACATATGAAGCGGCGGTAGACGGAGATCGTATCCGCACCCAGATGGACGTGGTCAAGGGCTTCATGCTGCGCGCAACGACCTGGATGACCCTGGCTGAGATCGAGGACGCGCTCGAGTTCCCACAGGCCAGTCTTTCTGCGCAGCTCCGTCACCTTCGCAAGCCGCGCTTCGGTGGCTACGATGTTCGCAAGAGACGGAGATCCCCGGGGACCTGGGAGTACCGGGTGTTGCCTGGGGAGAAGACGCAGCCGGAATTACCGTGGGAAATGGAGGTGAGGGATGGGAGATGAGTTGAAGGATTGCCCTTTCTGCGGAGCCACACCAAAAGAAGGCGGCCTCGGAGGTGAGCCGGAGAACTGGTGCATCTGGTGTCCTAATTGTGGGGTAGCATGTGCCGAAGTGATTGACGGTAAGTCCGTATCTCGGGATGAGGCGGTGAAGCTGTGGAACACCCGCAAGCCCTCCGACGATGAAAGACTGAGAGATGCGGCACAGAGGGTGATTGATGCATGGCGCGATGGCAAAATCACAACGAACGACAGGTTCTCGTCGGTGTTCACCGGCTTGGAAGACGCCCTCACCGCCAAGCCCAAGGCCGACAGTGACGGGGGAGCCGGTGAGGGTGTCGAACGGCAGTCTCGGAGCCTGCAGACCGGCTCCCCAGCCCCCACCGACGCTACTGTGGAGGGTGACAAGGGGGAGGAGTCATGAAAGCTGAAGTTATCGGCAAGACAATCAAGTACGGCAAGCAGACATGGCGCATCACCAGCGGCCACTGGCAGGTCATGGCATTCGGTACTCGCGGCCCAGAGGATAACATGATTCCTCGGTGGTACTGGCTTGATGTGAAAGAAGAGAGAGTCCCTGACGGCGTGAAGGAGATGAATGATGCAGATAAGATTTGATGGACCGCCAGGACCAGAGGCGGGACGGTTTGTAGAGGTTGAGGATGATACCGGCAAGAGCATCAGTGCTGGTGAGTGGGTGCAGGACGGAGAATACTGGTTGTTGAAGCTGACCCCCCAGCACACTGACGCTTCTGTGGAGGGTGAGAAGCAGCGAGACCGCGTCATCACCTACTGTGCGTCAGTGATATCCGAGCATTCTTGTGCCGAGAGGCCAGACTGCGTTCATCAGTTCAGTCGAGAGTGTGAGGTCCAGTGTATGAACTGTTGGGAAAGGAAGTTGCAATATATCGCGGAGGACAGAGAGCCGTGGGCCGCACTCCAAGAAGGGAAGGAGTGAGGGATGGACAAAGAAGACCAAGAACGGCAGGCATTGAAGTGCTTTCAGACTGACCCCGAATGGTCCGATGAGCATGTGACTGACGTGAAGCTACGAATCAACGCGCTGATTTGGGAGAACGCGCCGCATAACATCACGCTCGCTGAAGCAGAGAAGCTGGCCTGTCACATTCTCGACTGCCTCCAAGAAGGGAAGGTGAAGTGATGATACGGTCACTTGAAGAACTAGACGCTGAAATAAAGGCCGGTCGTATTCCCGAGGATGAATACTTCGAGCCATTGTTAGGTGGCATAATCGGATGGGACGCTGAGCGTAATGAACCTATCCGGCGAGTCGAGGGCTACATCGGACGCACAAGCAGAAGAACGATTGGATGTTGGTTCGCTGAAGTGATGGAACCATGCCAAGAAGGGAAGGTGAAGTGATGGGACATGCTGATGAACACAATATGTCTTGGACAAGCCCGACTGTAGAAGACAAGGACGCCACCATAGCCAAGCTGAAGGCAGAGGCCAACAAGCCACAGATAAGCCGGTGCGTCGAGTGCGGCAACACGTTCTACAACATCCCTGCGGCCAAGGTAATGCAGGAGTATGTGCATCGTGCGGTGGATGCGGAGAAGGAGCGCGACGCGGCATTCTCTGTGCTCAAGGAGTTGTATGCGAAGTGCTGTATGACTGTGGGGTCGGGTCATATCACAGACATGAAAGTGTGGCTCGAAAACAGGTGCGAAGCATTAGGCATAGATGCCGCACTGGAGGAGGGGAGATGAAACGCTTCCTCTGCAACGTTATAGAAATCGTGTTTATTGGAGTGATGTTGTGCCTGTGGCCGCTGTACAAGGCTCACTGTTGGTTGGAGGAGGGGAGATGAAGCACAAGCACGACTGGCAGAACATCCTGATGGGCCAAGGCCGGTCGATAGACTGGTGTGCGAAGTGTGGGACCGTGGTGGTGTCCATGATGATTGCGACGGGCAAGGTGAAGCGGAGGTACTACCGGCCCAAGAGAGGCAAGGAGAAGGGGAATGGCTGAGAAGGAGAAGGGGAGATGACATTGCACACATGGAAGCACCGACACTGGACCGTTCGAGAGTGGTGCTGTTGTGGGTTGTTGTGGCAGTTGCTGATGAGTCGCCGCTACCCAGATCGCTACCAGTGGAAGCCGGTGTGTCCCAAGTGTGGGGAGGACAAGGGGAATGACTGAGAAGTGTAAGCACGAGTGGAAGCCGGTCTGCTGTACCCGTGTTCGCTCCAGTGAGGGATGGTGGTGGTGTAGGAATTGCGGGTGGTTGCGCGAAGGTTGGTGGCCCAAACATGCACAGCGCATGGAGTATCGCTACCACCGCCCCAAGCGCCTCAAGGCAGGCAAGGAGAAGGCAGTATGAGCAGGTATACGTTTGTCCCGGACATCGGACTCCCGCCGAGAACGGTTACGTGTCGGGAATGTGGCGGCAAATTCGAGCCGGGGGTATGCAGGCACAGGAAGTACCCCGAGAAAGGCTGGCCGTTTCCGATATGCCCGTATTGTGATGGGACGAAAGACCCAAAGGGGTTCGTCACAGACAGAGGGCCGTATGCCAAGGCAGGCAAGGAGAAGCCATGAGACGCTTACGATTGCGGTCCCGAATGAAGTACGCCGTGGACTCCGAGGACAGCAGCGTCTATCACAAGATTGACTCGGATTTGGCAAGCACGAAATGCGGGTTCGCGTTGAGCGAGGGGTGGGGAGATAAGTTCTACATGACCCGGCCAAGAGGGAAGCCGATGTGCGACAACTGCCGGGACGGAATAGTGGTGAACCAAGAGAGCAAGGAGAAGCCATGATCCCCCACCTCATAGCGATCTACCTGTACCTGCGAGCATTCGTCACCGGCAAGCCGCAGGACTTCTGGTGCCATAGCTTTTATATTCACGTCGGGCCGAAGGGGGAGAAGTGAGCCACGCCATACCATGGAGGAAACCATGAGAACAGAGAAGAAGGTGACGAGCAAGGGGCTGTCCGAAGCTCTCAGGGATGCTGGGGCGGTGCAGGAGAGCCAGTGGTGGTGGTGCGTCACAGAAGATGGCGTCCTTGTAGAATTGGAGGAAAAGGGGTCTGGCCTATACATCACGACCCCCCTTAATGATGGTTCGGTATATGCCGCCTTCGACTGTGCGGAGCTACTGGAGAGGTTGAAATGCGATATTGACGGACACCGCCTAAGAATACACTTCGGCGAAGGTGAGATGTATAAGGTCGGGTTTCGAGAAATCATTGGAGCGTTCGCTTGTGACCCGAGCCCCGCCGAAGCCCTCGGCAAGCTGTACCTGTTCTGTCTGGAGAATGGACACGTGACACCATGACCACCATACGCGCCTGGCTGCACCTATACGCCCGCAAGATCACCGGCACCCTCCTCTGCCTGCCAATCGCAGCATCAGGCATCATCATACACGAGGGGCTTGTCTCGCCGGCCGTGGGCTACATTACCGTCTTCGTCGGCCTCATCTGCCTCATGGCCGGGATCTACGTGCTCAATGAGTGACATGAGTTGCATCGGGGGCCTTGACAACGTGGGGAGTAGGCGGTATAGTATTGGCAGTAGGTCAGGAAGGTACGCTATGAGACAACTGACAATCTGCCCGGCAGTCAACACGCCTCGGCGTGCCGTCCTGACCGACGCTGCCGGGCTCTTTTTTTGGAGTAAGGTATGTCCAGCTACCTTGAACTCTTGGACGATCCGAGATGGAAGAAGCGTGCCGCGGAGATCCGCGAGAAGCAAAACTGGCGGTGCCGCGGGTGTCACACATACGACAAGCTGTACGTCCATCACATGCGGTACATTGCTGGCCTGGCGCCTTGGGAGTACCCGGACGAATACCTCGTCGCGCTGTGCTTCGAGTGCCACAAGGCAGCTCATCAGGGAAGGTATCTTGAGGTACTTGAGGGCGGTGGTGAATGGGGAGGCGGCCACCAGGAAGAGGGAAAACTGCCTCCGCGCGACGAAGTTTTTCTCAAAATTCTCAAAAAGTTTTCATCGAGGTGGCGCAAAAATGAAAGTGAGGCTGCGTTTGGAACCGGCGGTGTAAACCATGGCGCATAAAAGGCTTTACAAAAATAACAAGTCATCAGCTTTTCAATTCTATCCTTCAAAGTGGCTCTCTGGGGTAGCACATTTATCGCATGAAGGGTACGTGGCTTATCACAAGATCCTCTGTTGGATGTGGCTCCACAGTAAGAGCCAATACACGATGGACGATACGACGGAAGTATGGGCTGACGCTACAGGTATGAATGGAAAACGCCTCGAAAGAGTGCGCCGGGAACTGATGAAACCGGGGTTCCAGCTGTTGCAAAAACGAGGGTCAAAGGTGCTCTCTAGGGGGCTCAAAAAGGAACACCAAAAACAACGTGCGTGGAGGATAAAGTCGTCTATGGGGGGCAAAAAGAGCGCGGAGCGTAGGTATGGCAAGAACTTACAGGGTAAGGGTGGTGACAAGGGTGGTTACGAAAAAAAGCAACCAAAGGGTAACACTACGTCTACTACCCCTACGGTAGTAGACTACGTAGGGCTACCGCTCGCCGCGCCACCCCCTGAGGGGGGCGGCGGCGCGGCTGGGCTACGCGAGGCTACGCCTCCGGATCAACTGAACAATATCCTCAGCGCCGGCGGCGGCCTCCTTGTCGCCTGGGGCTGCCCGAGATGCACGGTCAACCCACCTCCCGAGGGCTCCACATGTTTCCTCTGCAACAACACGGGAAAGATGAACGCCACCAGTGAGGGCCGCTCCCTCATCATCAAGATCCTCTACGACCGAGGCATCCTGAAGGCATCAGAACCAAAGCCGAAGCTCCCACGCACCGACTCCCGCGGAGAATACCTGGGCACCTACGGCACCGACTTGGCCCCAGATAAGACCGATACAGACGACACCCCCGAACCCGATGAAGCCCCCGAACCAAAGCACTCCCCGCCTCACAAGCTCCCCGAGCTCATATGACAACAGGGTCTACGGTGATCTGCGGTGATGCCCTGGCCGAGCTGCGAAAACTGCCGGCCGGCGCCGTCAACACCTGCGTGACGAGCCCGCCCTACTGGGGCCTGCGGGACTACGGCGTAGAGGGCCAGCTGGGCCTCGAGCGCACCCCAGAGGAATACGTGGAGCGCATGGTGGGGGTATTCAGGGAAGTGCGGCGAATCCTTCGACCAGACGGCGTATTGTTTTTGAACTTGGGAGACTCTTACTCGGTCGGGACGAACGACGCGAAGTCATTCAGGAGGGACCGCGCTCAGGTGAACCACGTAAGGCGGCGTGCGCCTTCTTGTGACAGCGACGACATAATCCCACAAGATTGTCCGCTGCGTGATTCGATTTGGAGCCGTCCTTGTGATGGGTGTCAAGCGGCTTCTGTTCTCCGCAGTCTGCACAACGGCCGCCCTGACGCTTCCAGATTAGACGGCGATTCACGCGACCCCAGCCTGGAGCGTATGGAATCTGCGCCCGCCCATCCTCCCACATCGGGTTCTTCTGGCCGGACACGGATTCCCCGATCCGACGACGCCACTCGGGATCAGCGGCGAAGCGGAGACCGCGTCGCCGGGCGGCTTCCCGCTTCTCGGGGGTCCACGCCTGACGGATCTTCTCCGCGACGTCAATGCGAGTGCTTGCGCTCGGATAGTCATGGGAGCGACCACGGAGAGCCTTGCTCATCTTCTTTCGATGCTCGGGAGTTCTCTCGTACGGATGAGCACAAGCACGGCATCGGCGAGACGTTTTCTTCTTCCGGTTCCCACATTGGCATAGATCGTAGTGCCTGTCCATACCGACATTCTACCATGCCGTACCACGATGTCAAGCTCAAACACAAAGACCTAGTAGGCATCCCCTGGCGCGTAGCCTTCGCCCTCCAGGCCGACGGATGGTATCTCCGAAGCGACATCATCTGGAGCAAGCCCAACCCGATGCCGGAGAGCGTGACGGACAGGCCGACAAAAAGTCACGAGTACATTTTCCTGTTGGCGAAGTCGGAACGGTACTACTACGATTCGGAGGCGATTAAGGAACCGGTGGCCGTTTCGCAGGTCGGCAGAGTTCGGGAGGACATCGTCGGTGGAAAATCTTACCTGGAACGAGGGCAGCACTCGAGGGGCGGGGTGTACCGCAGCGGGAACAAAGAGCGGAAGGCAGCAACGGAGAGGGGATGTCCACGCGAAGGCGTATGTGGATCTGTGCCGTGGGAAGACGATGGGCATGGCCGCAACAAACGAACCGTCTGGACCGTCACCACCAAGCCGTTCAAGGACGCTCACTTTGCCGTGTTCCCTCCCGACCTCATCAAGCCCTGCATTCTGGCCGGGTGCCCAAAGGGCGGCACGGTACTTGACCCTTTCGGCGGCTCGGGAACAACTGGCCTGGTGGCGAAGGAATGCGGGTGTGAGTACGTCCTGATCGAACTGAACCCGGACTACTGCGACATGTCCCACAAGCGTATTCGGCAGGAGGTATTCGATTTTTGAGCAAAAAGATGCCCGGACCCAACTGCTTCCAGCCGGGCCCGGGCGGCCAGGGGGAGTACTGGCCTATCTCATCAACGGCCTCGAACGCCTCAACGGCTTCACCGGCCTCGACACCTTCATCACCTGGATCCTCGTCGCTCCCTGCTCCCGCAGATACCGCGCGCACCCCTGCGCCATTACCTGCGCCCTCCACGGATTCGTGTGTCTCCGACGATCCCCGTACGAGTACCACACCACCCACGTCTCCTCAGCCTCCTTCGTGACCTCCTGCTCAACGACACTCACGACGCTCCTCCTTCCCGGGACACCCCGAACACCACGGCCCGCTCGCCGGCCAGGTCCGCGACCCTGTCCACCGCCTCGTCCCTCTGCTTCTTCAGCCGCGCGGATCTCCGCTTCTCATCCCGCAGCGCATGAGACACGAGGTTCCACGCACACTGAAGCTGCATGACCTCCTCGATCAGCTCCACCTTGCTCATGGCCTCCAGCTCCTTGACGGTCTTGTGCTCGCTCATGCGCCACCCGTCGCCTTGGCGATGGCGGCCCTTGCGTCCTCCATGCTACAGTGTAGGGCACAGACAAACCCGTGCTCACACTCGCAGTCATTGTCTGCGTGTTCCAGCAGATCCTCGAGCGCCGCCAGTAGGTCTGCGTTGACGGCCTCCAACGCTTCAGCTGATTCGGCAAGCACATACTCGCCATCTGCGCAGAAGCAATGCTCCCGCCTTCCTATTCGGTCGTGGCTCACGTTCAACCTCTTCAGCGGTCCCGGCGTATGCTCTTTCACGATCTCCCCCTTTGCCCTTTGCGGGCTATTTCCTTATTTGACGGTCATTTGACAACAGCGCTTTAGCATCTACCAGCCAAGCACTTAGTATTTGATCGCCTTCAGCATTGGCAATTTCTACCCTTGCGATTGCTTCTCTCAAGCATAACTCCAAGCATTTGATGTGTGCCAGCAGAAATCGAACGTCGTGGTTCTTCCATGCGAGATCAGTCAGGGAGTCCCCCTCATTCTCGCATCCCTGATCATATTCGAGCCTTGCGATAACCCCCTCCATGCTCTCGCGCTGGTCATATTCTTTACTCATCGTCTCCCCCTTTGCCCTTTGCGGGCTATTCCTTCTCTCTGTCTATCTTCATCACGTCCACATCGGCAATTACGTCCTTGATTGCCTCTGCCAGCCGTTTTTTCTTAGCTTCTGAGCAATCTACTACGAATAGCAGTATCGTTGCGTGCGTTGCTGTCTCAATCCGTATGCCGTACTCATCCTGTGTTACTTGGTGCGACCATATCATCCTCAATCACCCCCCTTCAAGTTAGTGCCTCAGTCTGCCAACAGTGTACTTATATCCGATATAATGGCCTTTGCTTTTGCATCCCCTTGACTTGCCTTGTCTGTGATGTACCTGTACATGGTTGGGGCTGCTGCCATTAGGTAGGCATCCGGTTTATGAAGAACATTGCCCGCTACTGTCCATGTGCCGCTTTTTGTTTCGACGATCCAATAGACGCGATTGTCTAGCACGGTTGCCTCACGTACTATCCAAGGGTCTGCCGTGTGGGCTTCTATAACCTTGCTGATTTCCTTCGCCAGTGTGCATGATGCCATGTCTTTTCCGTCAAGCATATTTCCCTCCCTGAAAGTGACCGGACCCCGGAGTGTCAACGCTTCGGGCTGTGGTGGGCTCGAGGCTCTCCGGGGTCCAGGTCGCGTTTTCCATCTTAGATTCCCTCCGCGTTGACACTGTAGTATACCCCCCAAACACCCCGAGCGCAAGGCCAAATCCAAAATAACTTTGACCCCCTCCCGCTGACCGTAGTGCCACAAGGGACACATGTTACACCATGCCCCCTACGTGTGGGTCGGCTTCGTCGTTTTCCTGCCCCTTGCGTGGCCCGCAGCCTCTGGTATACTTTGGCAGATCGGAGGGCCTCCATGGTCGACAAAGTAGCGATCAAAAAGTCCGTCAAGACGAGTCGGGAGCTGCGGGAACAAATACTTGCCCTGCTTGACGATGGACGATACACACACCGCGAAATCGGAGATCAACTGAACTGCTCCTACCAACTTGTCGCCCAGACCCAGGCGCGGGCGACGAGGATGGAGGAAAACCAGCGTCTCACCCTGCGCGATCCAGCCACGTCGGAGCGCATCGAACATGCGCTGGTGAGGAAACTTAGGCCGAGCATAAACCGCTTGAACGCGAAGGGCCAGAGCGCCACGGATTTCAAGAACATCTGCCAGGGCCTCGGGGTGCTGATAGACAAGGCGCGTCTGTTTGCCGACAAGAGCACGTCGAACGTGCAAAACAGATCGCTCGCGGTAGTCGTCGCGCGCCGCGCCAAGTCCGAGGATCCCAAGTCACTGAAGTCCGCAGAGACGGGCGCGGCATGATGAGCGCACGGCCCACCACGCTTGACACCGTCGCACGTGAAGCACGTGAAGCACCGCAAGCCCCGAGTTGCACGCCCGGACATATCGCCCCGAGTGGCACGGCTGGACATATCGGCGACCGGGTCGTCACGCCCACGACGGCCGGCGGGGACTGCGCCGACTGCGGCGGCCCACTTGGCTCACCCTCCTACCGATGGCGCGGCGGTGCCGCGGCCCCCATCTGCCAGGCGTGTCACCTGGCGCGGCGGGCGGCGAGTGTTGCGGCGGTTCCCTCTGCTCCTGGCCTCGCTGCCCCTCCGGGTGCTACTGGTGCCTCGGCTAGCGACGCTGCCCCGGCCGGTGCGGACGGCGCGGACGCTCGCGAGGGGGGGGGAGGCGGGGGGGGTGACTTCCGAGGGCGGGATTCCGGTTATATATGCCCCACGCGCACCTCGCGTCCCGAAATCCCATCGCGACATAGGGAGCGATAGATGAAGTTAAGAGAGCAGTCCTTGAGGAACGCGGAGAGCATGAGGAGGAACAGAGACCTGTTACTTGGGGATATTCGGAGGTTGAAGGAGCGGTTGGAGCATTTGAGTCGGGAGAATCGGGAGTTAAGGACGAGGGTAAAAGCGCAGGAGGGGTAATGGTACCCGGGACGTATAGTACGGTGAATCTGATGAGGAAGGCATCAACGGCATTGACGTTGATGATAAGTCGATTTCCGGAGAGTGCGTTTGCAGAGGGACCGGTACTGGAGCCGGAGATCAGGCGAGAGATAGAGGGGTTGGTCAAGGCGATGGAGTTACATTCGGCGCAGTTAAAGCGGGATAAGGTAGAGCAGAGGGAAGTGCATCATCCGACGAAGGCAGAGGGGAGAGAGGAGCGGAAGGCGACGGGAAGGAGGGGGCAGAAGAGGCGTGGGAGGAAGAAGTTTCCGACGGGAGAGGAGATGATAAGGCGGCGTGGGCCGAGGGAGAGGGGAGGTGGTCCGGTAGATGATGGAGAAGGGGTGGGAGGTGAGGGAGAGAAGAAGCGGGAAGGGTTTTTCTAGGAGCAGATGAGATGAGTTGGCGAGACCAGCTATACGAACAGGTAATGACGCCGGAGTTAGAGGCATCGAGGTTGGCGTTGAATAATCGTCGGCCGGGGGGATGGCGAGGGCAGCTATACGATCAGACAATGACGCCGGCATTGGAGGCATCGAGGGATGCGTGGAAAGATCGAGAGCCGGCGGGATGGCGAGGAGGGTATCCGGAGGCGAGTGATTTATCGGGTGGAGGGAACGCCGAGTACTCGATGGTTTCGGAAGATCCGTACAGTGTTGAGAATCCGAGTGTAGGGACGGCGAGTGGACACATACCGACGGCGGCGGAGCAGGCATTGGCGTGGCAGGCGTGGAATGCGAAGCGAGCGGGAGTGAGGAGGTTGAGGTCGCTAGGAGAGCAGGGGTACACGCAGTTACCGAATCGGATGGTAGGGCCGGGAGGAGGGATGACGCAGCAGGAGCTTTCGATGTACGCGACGCCGAGGGGAGGGAGAGAGGCAGGTGCGTTACTACCCGGGGCAGAGCAGAGCATAATGGCGAGGTATCGTCGAGAGCAGGGGCAGTTACCGAGCATCAACACGATTGCGTCGCCAGGGGTGTATTGATGCGTGACGGAGATGAGATGGTGTGTGACTCCTGTGGGCGTAGCATGACGAACCTCACTGGCACCAGTGTAGTCGGGACGATAATTACTCCTGGCTTAGGAGAAGACCCGGAGATAAGAAAGACGATGGCGCAACAGTGGTCGCCTTATCCACTGAGGGAGTATCACGTCTGCTGGGCGTGTACGCTCAAGGCGCATGGCGTTCCGGTACCGGAAATTATTTCCGAAGAAGGAGAGTCCAGTGCCGAAAGCATAGGAGGTGTGAGGTGAACGGTGGGACGCTATTTCTCCCGCTCGACTGTCTTCGTGGTGTGTACCAGGCGATGAAGAAGGGCGCGGAAGAAAGGCAGGTGATTGAGATGGCGAGAAGAGGCAACGCGGGTCGTGGAAGCAGGGGAGCGTGCGGAGGTCGCAGAAGGAGAGATGGCAGCGGTGGAGGTGTAGGGAACCGGGGGACGGCGAGGCAGCCGAAGAAGCGGAGATAGTCTTGACGAAGAAGAGGGCGTCCACCAAGAGGGAGATGAAGAAGGAGCTCGCCGAGCTTGAGGCGGAGATGGCGCGGACGATAGACGAGGCGAACGATGCGATGCTCCTGCGGTGGGCGGAAGACCCGGTAGCGTATGTGCGTGAGGCGCTTGGTGTAGATGGTGTTCCCGGCGACATGAAGAACCCGGGCATCTCGACGCAGCAGAAGGATGGGTTGGAGAAACTCGGGAAGCTGGTGAACTCGAAGATAAAGCTTTCGGAAGGCCGGAAGCTGACGGAAGAAGAGGCGGAGTACGCATCGAAGATCGGCATTTCGATTATGAGCGGGCACGGAGTCGGCAAGGATGGGTTTGCGGCATGGGCGATACTGTGGTTTCTCACGTGTTTCCCGTATCCCAAGATTCCGTGTACGGCGCCGAACGCAGCGCAGCTTCAGTCGGTATTGTGGTCGGAGATCGCGAAGTGGTTGAATCGTCGTAACGCGGTAGGAGAGCCGTGTTGTCTGGAGGAGATACGGCAGGTTTTCGCGATACAGACGACGAAGGTGTTTCGGACGGACCTTGAAGACAAGAGTGAAGTCGGGAAGCGATGGTTTGCCGAGGCGCGGACGGTGAATCTGAATCAGTCGGAAGACAAGCAGGCGGAGACGCTGGCGGGTCGGCATGAAGACTACATGTTCGCTTTGGTTGACGAAGGTAGCGGTGTACCCGATGCGGTGAGGCGGCCGTTCGAGGGAGGGCTGACGGGCATCTGCAATTTCCTGCTGGAGATATTCAACCCGACGCATCGGAGCGGTTTCTCGTATCGCACGCATTTCGGCAAGGCATCGGAGACGAAGCAATGGGTGAAGCTGCATTGGGACGCGGAGGAGAGTGAGATTGTCCCGAAGGAGCACATCGAGAAGATCGCGGCGAAGTACGGTCGAAAGAGCAACTTCTTCCTCGTGCGCGTAAAGGGTCTGCCGCCGCAGTCGGATGAAGACACGCTGATACCGGACAACTGGGTGTATGCGGCGCAGCAGAGGAATCTTGACCCGTTACCCACGGACCCGGTATTCGTCGGAGTCGATTGCGCGATGGGTGGCGGAGATGACGCAGTACTCACGGCGCGCAAGGGGCCGAAGATCATCGGGAAGGCGACGTACCCGAAGACGGAGAAGACTCAAGAGCTCGGGACGAACGTTGTGTCGTTTGCGAACGAGTACGAAGCGGACATGATTTTCATTGACTCGATTGGAGTCGGCAAGGGCGTGTATGATTTCGTTTGCCTGTTTTTCCCGTCGCACAAGGTAGTCGGGGTAGACGTGCGAGAGGCGGCGCGGGAGCCGAGCCGTTTCTATCGTCTGCGTGACGAATTGTGGTGGAAGATGCGGACGGCGTTTGAGAAGAATCTCGTTGACATTCCCGAAGACGATGGAGACCTGAGATCGCAGTTGTCGTCGGTGAAGTACGAGCGGTCGGTACAGCATCTTGGAAACGTCATCAAAGTGGAGAGCAAGGCGCAGATGAAGAAGCGGCAGAAAGGGTCGCCGGATCATGCAGACTCTTACATGCTGACGTTCGTTCGTGATATAACTGCGTTGAGGCTTGACAAGGAGATGGACAAGTACGAAGAAGAGGAGCCGGAAGAGGCCGAAGTGGAACACGCATGGATGATGGCGTAGCAAGGATAAAAAATGCCTGACCTACTGAAGACGACGAAGGACGCGGGGCACTATCATCTCGTGTACGTGAGAAGGCTCGAAGAGGGCTACACGTCTGTCGAGAAGCCGAGGAAGCATCGGCACGATGTTGTCTTCCGGTACAAGATGGATCCGATGACGGGTCGGGAGCTCGTAGATCCCAAGACCGGCGGTACGGTGCCCGAGGAGATCGTGTTGGCCGAAGCGGAAGGCCACACGCACAGGCTCGAAGAGATTGTTGATTCCAACAGCGTCCCGCGCGGCAAAGAAGAGGAGAAGGTCGCTGAAGTCCTGCGTCTCTGGAAGACGGCGAAGGAGTTCGATGGCGATGCGTTCGAGAAGGCGGAGGAGTGTGAGCGGTTCTACGCGAGTGACCAGTGGGAGAAGGGGACGAAGGACAAGCTGAAGGCCGAGCAGCGTGCGGCGCTCACGATAAACGAGATCGAGGCGAAGCTGGATATCCTTGGTGGGTATCAGCGTCGGAATCGCACGCAATTCCAGTTCCTCCCGGTTGAAGGCGGCGATGAGATCGGCGCGAATCTCGCGACGCTCGTAGTGAAAAACGTGTGCAATCAGAACGAGTTTGAGCATGAGGAAAACGAGTTCTTCGACGACCTGATGATCGCGGGCCGCGGTGCGTGGGACGTGGACATCGACTACAACGAGAACATCGAAGGCGACATAGTCATCAAGCATCGGCCGTGGAAAAAGCTGCGGTTGGGGCCGCATGATGATGCGCGTCTGAGTGACCTGGAATACCTGTGCAATCACGACATGTATTCCGAGGCGAAGGTGAAGCAGATGTGGCCGGACAAGAAGTCGGAAGTCGGTCTGATGTTCGCGGCAGCTGGGGAAGATGAGCAGGACGACACGCCGAGGAGTCCGGGGCGCCAGTATGACACGGAGCCGTTAAAGGATTTCGGTTCGATGCTCGAGAGCCCGGACATGATCGACCTGGAGCGGAAGAACATTCGGGTCATCGAGTGCTGGCGGAAAATGTATCGCCGCGTGTTCACGATCGTCGCGGAAGATGACGATTTCGTTTTCGAGGAGCCGATTGCCGACAAGGCGATGGCGAACAAGGCGAAGACGATCAAGGGGCTTCAGGCAGTTGAGCGAAACCCCTTCTACATGCGAGTCACGACTATCGCGGGAGCCGTGTTGCTCTCCGATGACATACCGGACCTTGCGGTGCAGGATTTTCAGACGGTTGTTGCGTATGCGAAGAAGCGCGGCAGGGATTTCTGGGGCAAGATTCGTCCGGCGCTGGACCCGCAGCGTGAAATGAACAAGCGGATATCGCAGTCGATAGACATCCTGAATCGCTGTGTGGTCTATGCGATCTACTACGACGACAAGACGTTTGACAGAGCCAACGACGTCAAGACGTTCAAGGAGAACGCGACGAAGCCGGGGGCGCTCATCAGGGTGGCCGACACTACCCGGCCTCCGAAGCGTGAGGAGGGGGTGAAGTTCCCGAATGAAGTCGCGCAGATGATCGTCATATCGCGTGAGACGCTTCGCGAGATTCTGTCGATCGGGCCTGCGATGCAGGGTCTCGAACAGGGTCAGCAGAGCGGTATCGCGCTTGTCGAGAAGAAGAAGCAGGGAGTTATCGGCAACGAGTTCCTGTTCGATAACAAGTCGATGGCGAAGAGAAAACTTGGCAAGATGCTTCTGTCATTGATTCAGGCGCATTACAGTCCGCAGCGTATCGCGCGAATCGTGATGAGCCAGGCGGCGCGTGACGCATCGAGTGACCGGGGTGAGATGCCGACGCTGCCGACGCAGGGTGCCGATGGTCAGCAGGAGCAGCGGGATCTTACCGAGTTCACGATGGACGAGATCGTCGCGTTTCTTGAGACGCGGGATCTGACGAAGTACGACGTCGTTGCTGCGGAGCGCGAGTGGACGCCGACGATACGGCGTGCCACGTTCTACGAGATGGCACAGATGATGCAGCATGGCGCGCCGATACCGGCGGAGCTCGTGCTGGATCTGTCCGATCTGCCGAAGAAGGAGAAGCAGAAGGCGATTGCGATGGTTCAGCAGGCGCAGGCGCGTGAGCAGCAGATGGAAGACGCGAAGATAAAGTCCGAGACTGACAAGGCGATGATCGCCGCGGAGTCGAGGATGCAGAGTTCCGGAAGAGAACCGGCATGAAATGGTGCCGCGCGGCGAGAGTCCGCACGGCTTGGTGATTTTGGAGACCGGGCATAGACCGTAAAGCCGGCGTGCTCACAAGGAGGCAGAGATGCCAGAGGAAGTAGTTGGAGCGGAAGTAGAGGCCGAGACGGTAGAGGACTTGGGGGATGTCATAGACGACGAGACCCTCGATTCGCTCAGCTCCGAGGATATCGACAGGCTTCTCAAGGACCGCACGGTTCCTGAAGAACCGATCGAGGAGGAGGAGCCCGAGGAAGTGATCGAGTCTGAGGAACCCGAGCCCGAACCCGAGCCGGAGAAGAAGGTCGAGGAACCCGCGAAGGAACCGGAAAAGGAGCCTGAAAAGGAGCCTGAGAAGGAACCGGAGCAGGAGCCCGAACCTGCCCCGCCAGCCGAGGAGAAAGCAGAAACGCTTGAAGAACGGGTGGCGAAACTGGAGCAGGAAAAGGCCGATCTTCTCGAACGGTTCGATCGCCAGAAGACCCAGTTGGGTCGATGGAGCAATGAAATCGGCGAGATGCGGAGGCTCCAGAAGACGCTAGATGAGACGCAGTTGACCGACGAAGAGTTCGCCGCGAAGATGGAGGAGAATCCACGCGAAGCGATTCGCATGGAGCAGCAGCGCCTGAAGGCACAGGCCGACAGTGAGGAGCTTGAGCTTCAGCGTCTCCGTGACGCTTGTGAGGAATCAGTTCGTGGACAGGTATCGGATTTCGACGATCTCCTGCCGGAAATGGTGGAGGCCGCCAGAAAGAAGTATCGACTCGCCGACTGGGGTGTCGATGCGTTCAAGAAAGATCCGTTCCGGTTCAACGAACATGAAATTCTCGACCTGGCACGGGACGCAAAGCTCGCAAGGTTGGAGGCCAAGCTCGCATCTGCCGAGACCGAGAACGAGGGCCTGAAGAAGAAGGCTGGCGGGAACCTTGCTGAGAAAATCAACAAGGCCGCCAAGAAACCTCCGCGAGTTGGCGGCGGATCCGGCCAGGGAGCCGAGGGCAAGTCGGCTGCGGACCTGACCGAAGAGGATCTCTCCGACCAGCAGATCGAAGACATGGATGAAAAGACCGTGTCCAAGGTCCTGAAGGAGAGGGGTGTACCAATTTGATTTCAAGGAGGCTAGGATATGGCTAAGACTGCTGTAGCAACTGGTGATGCTCTCACCAGGAAACTGTGGGATCGAAAGCTCTATCTCGACATCCAGAAGCAGTCCTACTTCACGAAGTTCGAGAGCGAGGACGGCGACAACGTCGTTCACGTGAAGAAGGATCTGGAGAAAGAGAAGGGCGACGCGATCACTTTCGGCATCCGGATGAGGCTGAACAAGCCGTTCATCGTGGATGGCCAGTCGGAAGGCAACGAGCACGCGCTCACGACTCACAGCTTTTCCGTTGCCCTGCACAAGTACCGTGTGCCTGTGCGGGACGATGGCGAGCTGACGAGGAAGAGGGCGATCTGGGACGTCGAGAAAGAGTCCCGTGCGGCGATCGTCGAGGATGCGGCGGAGAAGCTGGACGAGCTGAAGTTCACCACGTTGGGGGCGACCCTGACGCGCAACTTCTACTGCTCGGCGCTGGCGGCGTCGTTCCACACGAGTGCGAACGCTGTGGTCGCGAAGGCGGGTCTGACGACCGCGGGACCGACGAGCTGCGACATCTCGCCGAAGCTCATTTCGTTCGCGAAGACCTGGGCGCTCACCGGCGGCCTGGCTGCCGGTGCGAGGGTGCAGACTCCGCTTCAGCCGATCATGGTGGACGGCAAGCCGCACCTGATTCTTCTGATTCACCCGGATCAGAGGTTCGACCTGGCGAACAACACCGTCATGGTGCAGGCGCATCGTGAGGCTCGTGAGCGGGGCAAGGAGAACCCGATCTTCAGCGGGGCCGATTTCATCTGGGACGGGGTGGTTAGAAAGGCTGCTTGAATTGATCACCTTAAACCGAGCTATATGCGGGAAACACTTGTTAGGTTCTGACTACCGGGAGGTAAAAATGTCAGAAATAGAGTCAATCCGCAGGGAAGATCTTGAGACTGACCTCGCCTGGCTTGCAGGTTTCATAGACGGCGAAGGCAATATTGGTGTTGCGTTCCACAAGAACGATAGAAAGAACCCCAATTACCGAGTGTTTCGTATTCATGTGAACATCTCTAACACTGATGTGTTAGCGATAGAGAAAGTGACGCGCATCCTTACCAAAATTGGTTGTTTCTTTAAGGTGTATCTGAGAAGGCAGAATAGCAAGAAGTGGCTACCCTGTGCAAATGTAGTCGTTCAGGGTCAGCGTAACGCATCGAAATTGCTTCGCGCAGTAGAACCTTTCTTAACTGTAAAGAAAGAAACTGCTCGGCAGGCAATATACGCTGCGGATTATCGCAATGGACTCAGGCGTGCTTTCAACAACCAGTGGGGTCGTCACGGGAAGCCTATTTACGAGAATCCTGTGCTTCATGTGATGGCAGATAGGGCGCGTGAACTTGTTCACTATAGAGCGGACATACGGAAGTATTCGATTAAGGCGAGTAAGCCAATCGAACTCAAGAAACCCTCAGAGACTACACGCTTGGCTGCATTGAATGTTGAAGATGCAGAAGATATAGTCCGATCTGCACAGAGATGTGCAGCTAACACAAATGATTCATAGCCATCCCAACATCGAAATCGGCACCGACGCGGGGGCCGGCGCTGTTCCCTACGGGAAGGGTCTGCTTCTCGGGAAGCAGGCGCTGTGCATGGCCTGGGGTCGCCGGGCGAAGGTGGTACGCAAGACCTTCGACTACGACAACGAGGTGGGCTTCGACTGGTCGGCTGTGTTCGGGGTAGCCAAACCCGTCTTCAACAGCATCGACTACGGAGTCATGGGTGTGTGGACCTCGCGGACCCAGGTTACGGACGCGTAAGGTAGCGCCGTAACGAAGAAAGGAAGGTGAAGTAGATGGCTGTTACTACTCACGGATACCCGGCGAATCTGCATTCGCCGATGGAGTTCCTGAAGGGTGAGAAGTTCTGCGCGGCCGTGACGGCGGATCTGTCCAAGTCTCCGGACGGGATAGTTTCGCTCACGGACGTCATGCAGATGATTCCCACCTGCAAGGGCCTGCTGGTGACGGACGTGTTCCTGCGTATCGACGCGAGCACGACCGTCAGTACGGTTGTCAGCATTGGTGACGTAAGCGACGTCAACGGGTACGACAATGCCGTTGACCTGGCGGTCGCGAATGGCACGATAACCAAGAGTCTTGAGGCCACCGATGCCTACGGAGTCGGCAGGCTGTACACGTCGAACGACCTGACGATCAATCTGAAGTTCGCCACGTCGAACGTGTCGGCCGGTACGCTGACGCTGATCGCCGAAGGTGTCGTTCTGGAGCAGTACGCGTAACGAAACGGATAGGGCCGCGGGGGCCTGAAAACCTCCCGCGGCCTGATTCCACAAAGGAGGTGAAGTAGATGGCTGCGATTACCCATGTGTATCCGGCCAACCAGCACTCGGCGATGGCATTCCTGAAAGGGAAGAAGTTTGCCGCTGCGGTGACTGCCAACGTAGCCACAATGCCTCAGCGAGCGTATGTTTCTGAGGGTGACGTCGTACAGATGATCCCGGTGATGAAGGGTCTGCTCGTGACGGACGTGTGGCTGCGGATGGATACGAGCCTGATAGCCGTGAGTGCCACGGTAAGCATCGGTGACGGGGACGGCGTGAGCGGTTACGCCGCGTCCGTATCGACGAAAGGCGCGTGTGGAATCCTGCGGAAGAGTCTCGAGGCTATCAACAACTACGGTGTTGGTAAGCTCTACACGGCGGCCGACACGATCGACATCAAGTGGTCGGCGGTTTCGGGTGCCGCCTCGAACGTCTCTGTCGGGATCGTAACGCTGGTTGCTGAAGGTGTGCTGCTTGAGCAGTACGCCTAAAGAAAGGTGAATAGCGGATAGGGTCACGGGGGCCTTGAGGTTCCCGTGACCTGATTCCGAAGGAGAGATACATTGGCTACTTCCGGATCGTTCAACTGGGACCAGACCCGCAACCAAATCGTCACCGATGCACTTCGGACAGTGGGTGCGATTGACCAGGAAGGTAGCCCAAGTGCCGCGCAGCTTTCCAATGGCTGCGAGGCGCTCAATTCGATAGTGAAAAACCTGCAGACGATGGGCCTGGGGTTGTGGGCTCGCGAGTGGACGACCGCGGCGCTGACGGCTTCGACGATGCTGACGCACAACGCCGTGAATTACATCTGCGTTCGCAGCCACACGTCTTCGGCGGCGGGAGCTGTGGGAGATGAGCCCGGTGTCGGCAACGACTGGGAAACCTTCTGGATGGTAGGAGGCACGGGCGGCGGGGCGTGGGCAACGGCGACGGCCTACAACGCCATTGGCGATTTCGTCCCGGCCTCTGACACGATCTTCATTGAAGAGGCGTTCATCCGTCGCAACAATTTCGATCACCCGATGAGAGTCGTGAGGTACGCTGATTATCTCACTGGTGTCGGGGCGAAATACAGTACCGGGCTGCCGAGTGTCCTGACGTTCAACAACAGTCTCGCAAGTCCCGTCGTGCTGATGAGTCCGCAGTCGGAGAGCGCGAGCGATATCGTCAACTATCTACGGTATCGCAAGCTCGAGGATTTCGATGCTGCCGCCGACAACCCGGACTCGCCGGCGTCCTGGGTGGAGCTACTGGTGTTCGCGCTGGCACGAAGGATTTCGCCGCAATACGGCCTGCCGCTTGAGGAGAGGTACTATCTAGGCAGAGAAGCGAACCGGCTGCTTGCTCTCGCCAAGAAGGCCGACCAGGAAGCGCCGACGGCCGAGTCTCTCGATCCGGTTTTTTAAGGAGGAACAATGGCTCTCTTGGCCGCACAAATCGACCTGCTACTTGCGGGGCTTACGAACAAGACTGACGGTGGGCCGCTTGCGGGCGGCAAGGTTTATACCTACGGAGCCGGTGGCCTTGCCCCGAAGGCAACGTATGAAGACGCAGCTCGCGCAGGGACTCATCCGAACCCGATCGTGCTGGACGCATACGGGAGGGCGCTTGCCTTCGGAGACGGTTACTACAAGTTCGTCGTGAAAGATGCGGCTGATGTCGCTCAGTACACGTGGGACTATCTCAACTACAGCGGCGGATTCTACGAGGGTGACGTTGGCGCTGTTCAGACGATCAAGTACCAGGATGAGGACAACACGGTACGGCAGATCACGAGTCGCGCGGGAGTCGTAGTCTACAAGGCGGCGGACCAGAATTGTGTCTCGGCCGCCGCGCAGGCGATAGAGTTTGACACGGAAATCGACGACCCGTTTGCCGAGTACAATGTGGGGACGCATGAGTTCACCGCGAAGTACGCGGGCGCGTATCTCATCGGATGCGAAATCGAGGTTTCGCTCGTGTCGGCCGGGAAGGTGATCGACCTGTACACGGCCGGTGATCTTGCGACGCAGATACACCGTCGAGGCGAAAGCGCCGGTCACGATGTATGGGGCCTTGGGTTCACGACGATAGAAGAACTGGCGGCCGGGAATCAGATTTCCTTCATGGTCAGCGGCAATGATGCGGCCTGGGACGTTCTTGGAGGGCGCGGCGCTTCGCGTGCTATGTTTGCGAGACTTTTCTAATGCCGAAAAAAATGATTCCGCTCAACACCGATCCCTACGAGAACGTAGACGAATCGGAACTGCGAGAAACGCACGCGGCGAAACTCAAGAATGCGTATGTCGATGACCTGAAGAACACCAAGCGGCGCCCGGGCCTTCTGTCCAAGTGGGACCTGAGTACCGACGTCACTAACCCGACATACTACACCGGCGCACCACTCGACGGCATCTTCTGGTGGAACTCTCAGAAGCGGCTGATTATCGCCGCCGGTCGAAGCCTCTACTATATTGACAGCCCCTTCGCCGCGCCGGTCTGGATTGGAAGCCCGACCAACCTTGCCCGCGGAACGCCCGTAGTCTTTGCCGATTGCGGCAATGACCTCCTGTGTGCAAATGGGACCGGGATGTTCTACGTAAACATCACGGGCGGAATCATCACGGCCGAGAACGTCCCGGTTTCCAGTGAAGTGATTGGAACGGACGCGCTGAATTATCGCTGTAAGGTGGCCCACATCGCTGCCGCCGCAAACAGGCCGACCACCGGAGCGGACTGGGCCGACTACTGGGAGCTGGCCGGTTTCTCCGGTGTGCCGTGGGTCGTGGATACGGCATATATCTACAGCGACCCTCCGCTGTGGAGCACACATGTCGGATACCTTGACGGGTACAGCCTTGCCAACGACAACAACGACGAGTTCCGCTGGTCTACCGCGGACAACGTGCAGGCGTGGTCGGCGCTCGACTTCGCTACGGCTGAAGCGGCCCCGGACAACGTGATGGCGCTGCTCGTAAACTGGCGGGAGATCCTGTTGGTGGGCGAGACGACAACCGAGACATGGTACAACGCTGGGACGACCGCTCCGTTCGGCAAGCTCGCGGGAACCCATATCGAACGAGGCACGAGTGCAAGATATACCGTCAAGAGCCTGGGCAACACATGGTTCTGGCTCGACCAGGACCGTCGCCTCATCACGCTCGTTCAGAGGACTCCGCAGGTCGTCAGCGGCCCGTTCGAGAAAACGATTGAGGGCTTCACCGAAGTCTCCGATGCTACGGCAGACGTTCTCGATGTCGGCGGTCAGCATTGGCTGGTTCTTACCTTCCCGAGTGCGAACAGGACGTTCGCGTATGAGTACGCAAGGAAAACGTGGAGTGAGTGGTCCACATGGGACCCCATTGGTGCGATTGACCAGGAGTGGCGTGCGCGGTATTTCTGTCTTGTGCCTGAGTGGGGCATGTGTCTCGCGGGCGACCGGCTGAGTTCCAAGATATTCGACGTATCGCCCGACTATCACGATGACGACGGAGACGACATTCGCGTACTCAGGCGCACGGGCCACATCACGCACGACACGCACATGATGAAGCGGACGAACAGGATCGTCATTCGGTTAAAACGCGGCGTGGGAAGCGTTGCGGGCAGCGAACCGAAGATGAGCGTGCGATGGAAGAACGACAATAGCGACTGGAGCCAGCCGCGTGAGGTGTCACTGGGGAAGATAGGTGAGGATTTCTGTTTCGCGACCCTTCACGGCCTGGGGATGTACCGAAGCAGGCAGTTTGAGTTCGTGCTTCTCGGGGCCTCCGACTTTATTCTCATGGATGCAGAAGAAGACGTTGACGCATTGAGGTAGACGTATGCCCGTTATAGTACAGATACCGCCGAGGACCGACGACTGGAGAGAAGTCGGTGGATGGCGGCAGAATGTGTATGACGTGCTTTCTCAGTTGTCACTCAACGACGATGGCAACGGGTTGATCGTTGAAAACTTCGCGATCACCGACACGCTTTATGTTGACCGGATACGAGAGTACACGGTCGGCGTTGGCGTTACTGTTGAGGATGTTCTGCTGCAGGACGGCAACATAACAATCGGAAGCGGGAATTGGCTCGGTGGTGGCGGCGGTGCGCCGCGTCTTGCGTACGATGCTACAGAACAGGTTCTTGCTTTTCTCGACGATGACGTAGAGACGAGATGGATTTCGCTCGATGACGCTAACCGTTACACGAGTCTTCGGCGAGTCGCTGAGTCACAGGAGGCGGTCAGAACAAATCAGATTCTTGGCCTTCAGACCACCAGCGGCTTAGAGTTCGCGGGTGCGAGTCCGTGTGAGCACGTAAACAGTGGCGTATACGCAACGCAGTTTCAGGTAGACGGCAAGACCACTTTTACGATTGAGTTCTGGGCAAAGCCTGTTGCCGCAGACGTTAATGGAACAGTCTTTGGCACGATATGGGGAGCCAATTACTTCTACTTTGGACAGGATGCTGGGGGATCGGGTAGCTGGTCTGCAGCGGTAGGAGCAAGCGGCTGGGGCGATACTGGAGTTGCCTGTGATGCTGGAGTGTGGCAGCATATCGTTTACAGATCGAACGCTCTAGCGGCAACGTGTGACATCTGGAAGAACGGAGTTCTTGCAGGCACGGAGGCATATGACGAGAACTTTGCAAACCTTCCGCGCCCTCTAGCTGGCCCGGATGGAACGCAGGCTTGGATAGGCGACTACAACAACGGTTCGGCAGGAGGACATAATTGGTACGCAGGAGTTCTTGATGAGGTTCGGGTCTACAATCGAGAGCTGACTGATGCAGAGATCGTCGCGCATTACGCCGCTGGGGTTGGACTCTACGGGTCTAAGGAAACGGGTCAGTTGGGTGGCTACCACATGGACGAGGGTTCCGGAGCCGTCACCCTCAACTATCAGAACGGAGAGGCGAGGTGGCTTTACGGTGACGGTGGAGAACCCGACTGGACTCCACTCACTCCGTATGGGTCGGGCTCGATAGCTAAGCCCGGAATCGGTTTTGTTGGCCTGTTGCTTCGGGCTATCTGGGGCGGCACGTCAGCCGCGGCGGGGCCTCCCACGCCGTCTTACGAAGGCCAGATAATCTTGGACGGCACGGTAATCTGGGAAGCCGTCTATCCCGACATGACCGCCGCATGGGCGGTTGGTCATGTTCCTGCGGTGCAGGCAGTATTTGACGTAAACGTCTGGAGTGCTATATCCTCAAGTACCGTTGGCACCATAGGGGACATCACCTTCGGGGCCGGTCTTGCAGACGTTACGCTTGTAGGCCAGCAGTTGATGTTCAACATCGGCACGAACACGCTGATGAGAATGGACACTGGAGGCATCTACTTCTACCGCGACATCATTTTCTATGGCGACAATCTCAGGATAGCAGACGTAGACTCATCGCATAGCTTGGGGTTGCTGTGCGCGAGTGACCTCACCGCAGACAGGAACCTTGCGATATTCACGGGAGATGCCGATAGGTCGCTCACGTTCGAGGGCGACGCGATAGTCTCGCAGGACTACTCGACCGACGGCGATGTGCAGTTCGGCACGATTACGACTACGGGTGTAGGAACATTTGACTCGGTAATCGTATCAAACGGCGGCAGTCTGGACGTATACGAAGACATCACATGGCTTGGAGGCACAGGCGAGAACCTGCTACAGTTCCCCACGAACCTTGCCGTGGCGTTAGAGATTGGCACGACAGGAGTACCCTATCAGGTATTCGACTCAACGACCGACGCAGAGCAGATAGAGTACTTCAGCAATCAGTACGTCATTACCAAGGCAGGCACCGACGAAGCGGTAAACGCCGCGATAGACTCCGGTGCCTTGAACATCCTGCTGACTGCTGGGGGGACGGTGGATGCGGAGTCCACCATTGACAACGATTACACGATGCTTCGAGGTGGAGGGTGGGGCACGTTACTGGATGCTACGGGTGCCCATACTTTCCACGTCATCAACCTTGGAAGCCATGATTACTGCTCGGTACGCGACATGCGGATTCAGGGGAAGTCGAGCGGGACCGCAAGCGACCTCATCAACGGCAACGGCGCTGAGTACACCACGCTGATGAACCTTTGGCTGGAGGACTCCGACGACGACGCCGCGTACCTCTACAACTGTGACTACTCGACGGTAGCATTCTGCAACATCATCGACGCTGATGGCGACGGTATAGACTTCAGCCACTCCGACTTTGTGCGCTGCTTCGGTAACTACTTCAAGGACAATGGTGGGTATGGCGTTCTCTCCGACAGTACGAATCGGTACTCGACGTACATGGGGAACATTCTTTGGAACGACTTCGCAAGGCTGATGGGTGGCTACAATACATACATAGGGAATGTAACCCTTTCGGCCAGCTGTGGCGTGAATACCGTTAGCAGCTATCAGCCTGTTATAGGGAACGTGTGGGCATCCTGCACGAACAGCATGTACATGCAGTCCAGTCTTGGCGTTATCTTCGGCAACTGCTCGGTGACGCCGACGCAGACACACTTCTCGTTCACGGCGAACCGGACAAGAAACATATTTGCCTGCAACAATCTTTATCAGGCCGCGAACACCTACAACGACATGCCGCTCGACCAGCATGACGATAGCATCTACCTCGGGAACCTGTTCATCAGCGCAGTCGGGAAGTCTGAGAGGGCGATCTACGCGACGAACACAGAGCGCGGGGTAATTGTCGCCTCGCTTTCGCTGGGACACGATACGGGCGGATTGAACCTTGACACTGATAGCCACTACTGGACGGTTGTAGGGAACAACTTCTACGGTGACGATGGCTGCTCAGATGCTCCGATAGTTGTGGCTGGCGATCACAACATCCTTATGGGCAACCATCGTGGAACGACTGCAATCACCAACACGGGAGCCAACAACATCATATTTGACCACGACACAACGAACATGGTTTCTCTGATGAACCACGCCTGTAGCTGGATAGCCGCAGACGGTGCCCGCGCCGGTGAGTACGTCGGCATCTTCCACAACCTGGAAGCCACGGACGACGAGAGTTTCGGAGTCTACATCCGGGCGGGAAGTACCACCGCAGACTACAACATCCGTGGCTACGACCATGACGCAGCCAATGAGCTGTGGCATATAGATGGGGCGGGTAATTTGTTCGTTGCTAATAGTCTAGAGTGTCTGCAGGCCACCGCCACCAAGATCAACCTCGGAGGCGGTCTTACCGCTTTCGTCTTAAACGGCGTTTCGCTGGATGCAGTTGTTGGTGCGACTTCGCAGATTGACACGGAACTTCACTACGTTGCACTACAGCACTCGAATACCGCTTTGGCTGGTACACGTTTCATGTACGGACGTTCGCGGGGTACGCTTGCCGTACCAGTGATAGTGCAAGACAATGATGTCCTGGCTGCTATTGACGCCGCGGGTTTCGACGGCACGGATTATGTTCTTGCCGCACAAATAGACTTTGAAGTGGATGGAGCTCCTGGTGCCAATGACATGCCGGGCAGGATCGTTTTCAAGACTACTACTGACGGCGGGGTATTACCCACTACGCGATGGACGATAGACAGTACCGGACAGTTGTTATCAGGTGCGGACGGGACGGCTGCTTTCGACATTGTTACCGCTGGTAGCGTTGCCTGTGGGGCGATTGCATTAACAGGCGACTTGATTCTCAGCGAAGATATATTGAACGCCGACAACGACGATGTCCTTACGATATACGGCGGCAACGGGGCCGCGCAGGGCGCGAGCATCTCCCTGTACGGCGAGACGCACGCCACTGGCGCAGGAGACATGTACTTCTACTCAGGCGCATTCGCACAGCTCTGGTACGACAGGACAAACGATGAGTGGTACTACTACGCGGGCATAACGCTGACCACGGGGGAGACTCTAAGTTTCGCAGACGGTGGCAGCGTCAACCTCATCTCGACTACGGTAGGCGACCCCGGTGATGACACGACGCTGGTAACAGAGCAGGGGATACGCGAGGCGCTTGATGCTATCCCGGCCGGTGGTGACGTTACGGCCGGAGCGAACATAGCGGACCACACGCTCGTGCGTGGCGACGGCGGCGCGAAGGGCATACAGGACAGTGGCATTACCGTCAGCGATGCAGACGATGTCAGCGGCATGGGGACCCTTGGGTGTGGAGCGATCACGAGTACCGGAGACATCACGGCGCAGGGCGGCGACGTACATGTGGGCGTGGACAAGACGACCGAAGGAATCCTTCACCTCTACGGAGCCAACGAAGACGCAGACAACCCTCAAGGTGGCGCGACGTACTTCTATTCATCTGACTTCTACGAGGGCAACGTAGACCACTGGATCATACAGAACTACGCGGGAGACTTGCAGTTCATGTCTGACGGTGCTCATGTGATGACGATGGTGGATGCGACGCTGAGCGTCAATTTCCACACTCGTGCCATTTACGGTATAGGTACTGTGGGCTGTGGGGCGATAACGAGTACGGGGAACCTTATTGTCTTGAGCGATATCGGTATCGCGGCAGACACAGACCTGATACAGCTTACTGCGGCGAATACGGTGCAGGTGAATGGCAACGTCGGGATAGGTGTGGCACCGAGCTACCCGCTTCATTTGACTGGAGCTATGGCCGGGGATTTTATCACCAAGCTCATCAACAGCACCGCCACAAACCCGAACGGCTTATGGATAGACTTCAGCGGAGCATCCAATGATGATAACACAAGAAAGTTTCTTGTCTGTGAAGATAGCACCGCCTATCGCTGTTACATCTACTCTGATGGCGACCTCGCAAATCACGACGGCACCTACGGGGCTATCTCAGACGTCTCACTCAAGCAGGACATCGTTGACGCTCCGAGTTATTGGGATGACTTCAAAAACGTACGGTATAGGAAGTTTCGATTCGCTTCCGACGTTGAAGCTGACAAGGACGCTCCTGACCTATTTGGCACGGTGGCGCAGGAACTTGCGACGGTGTTTCCGCGTCTCGTGCATGAGTCTGACGGGATTAAGTGGACTGACATATCAACGCTGTCGCAGATAGGTGGGAAGGTCTTGCAGGAAGCGCAGGTCCGTATAGAACTGGCCGACACCGAACGCGCCGCGATGCAGGCACGCATAGATTCATTGGAGGCGGAGGTTGCCACGTTGAAGACGGCGAGGAACTGACATGTTCACCCCAGAGACCATGAACCTCATTGTTGCGGTGGTGCTCGGGCTGCACGTAGCGGTCGAGTTGGTTCACTACTTCATCGGCTTTGTGGACAACCGAAGGACGAAGAAGATACTGACGAGTATCGAGGCCATTCTGAAAAAGGAGCCGCCCTGTGTAGAGCGGCTGAAACAGATAGAGAGGACTTTGAAGGAGGCGCGATGATAATCAGTATCGACATACCCGACGCGGCGGCACCTGACCTGGTAGACATGTACTGCGCTGAAGGCGACTACGAGAACAACAAGCTACAGGACGAAACGAGGGCGCAGTTTGCCAAGCGTATGCA